GACGACGCGGCCTCATGGTATCGCTCACGCTTCGTCTACACTGTACCGGGACTGGACCTGTCCGCCTACATCGGGCAGACTATCTTCCTGTACTGGGGCGTAGATCCGGGTGACTTCCCGACTCTGCCTCGCGTCGAGTGTACGCTGGACCTCACCTCTTCTGCTGGGTTCATGGATGACTCCGAAGAAGTTATGTTCGCTAACATCTCTACGTCCACCGGCTACGACGCTGGGCACTACGAGTTCATCGTTAGGGACGCCGGCTACGACTACATCGGCACCGACGTGCAGTACATCTTCGCAGCTCCGGGTACGCCTTCGGCTGACCAGAGCACACCGGACGATGCGTTCATCCGCATGGACGGCGTCAACGACTACATCTCGCTGAGTGGTACGGGGTCCATCTTGGACTACACCGCTACGTGGACTGTAGCGTGCGAGATCGTAGAGCTACCGTCTGTAACCACGGACAGCAAGTTCATGACGTTCTGGCGCTCAGGTAACAACGGTCTGTCGCTTCGACGGGGCGGAACCAACTGGGGCTTCTACGCGGCCAACGGCTACTACTCAGTAGCTCAGGCTAACACGTGGTACGCTCCGCAAGCTGGCTCTCGTATCCTCGTAGAGTGCGACGGCGTACGCATCAAGTACTGGCTGGACGGAGTACAACGGTCCAACACTGTGATGAACGCCACGTACCGCGACACTAGCTCACACGTCAACGACAGCATCGACTTCGGTCGGGGTGGGATCGCTTTCGGTCAGGGTACATACCAAGACTACGAGGGCGGTGTTGACAACCTGCTGTTCACTAACAACATCCTGTCATCGGCTGAGAAGGCTGAGTTCTTTGCAGGCGGGGATGTAACACAGCACAGCTACTACACAGCGGCACGTGACTTCGTACCGTGTGGAGAGGGTGGCTACCCTAACGTCGTTGGAGAGAAGAGCAACGTGACGGGTACGCTGGTGAATGGAACTGCTGACGACTTCGTGGAGAGAACATAATGAGCAAGCGTTACTTCGTTGTTCGCAACGTATCATCAATCAATGACGGGGTACAGGTGGCCTATGGTCAAGTACCCGGAACTTCTCCCATCTTGTATACGAGCGGGGAGATTACAGCCGGAGACTGGTACTTCTACAAGGTACCATCCGACGGCGTGCCACCTACAGGTGCGGCTGTACATGAGCTAGACCTGCGGGAAGCACAGCTAGTTGTTCAGTCCGAGCTGTTCAATGGAGGGAGTACGACTGCCGAGTTCATCGGCGAAGAGCAGAGAATGGCGCAGATGCTACGTGCGGAGTTCATGGTGGCACAGGCCGCACTGGACATCGCCGACGCAGAAGCGTTGTTCCAAGCCCTAGAGTCTACGTCCCACACATTGTCGGCCGGTAGTCTGAACCTAGCCTACTTCCGGTTCAACAACTCGGCGGTAGATCAGGCCACCAAGGACGCGTTCAATCCGCTGTTTGAGGCGTTCTTCTGCAAGTTCCCCCGTAACTTGACATGATGACTTGGACCCTCTGGCTCCTCCTGCACACCGCTACTGGTGAGTACGTGGCGCTGGAGGGTCGTACCTATACGAACGGAAAGCGATGCTGGGAAGTGGCGGACGGTGTCATGGGACGCCCTGTCAGTAACGCTGTTATCTATAAGGCCATGTGTAAGGAGAAGATCGATGTGTAAGACATGTGGATGCAAGGGCAAGAAGTGCAACTGCGGTAAGGGAGGATACAAGTAATGCCTACTAAGAGAGGGCTCTACGCCAACATCAACGCAAAGCGTAAGGCAGGAAAGAAGATGCGCAAGCCGGGAGCCAAGGGCGCCCCCACAGCGCAAGACTTCAAGAACGCCGCCAAGACTGCTAAGAAGAGGAAGAAGAAGTAATGCCTACTAAGAGGGGACCAGCCAAGAACAAGGCACGCGTTAAGAGGACAGCCAGCGGCAAGAAGGTCAGCTACGGCCAGAAGGGCGCTAAGGTCAAGCCGGGGACAAGCAAGGGTGACAGCTACTGCGCCCGCTCGAACGGCATCAAGAAGCGCCTGCCTAAGTCGAAGCAGAACGACCCCAATACACCGAACAATCTGTCGCGAAAGCGGTGGAAGTGTAAAGGAAACAAGTCGTCTAAGTAACTTGACATCTCCCTGATTCTGTGTTATAATGGGGGTTATACGTCGCACGTCTGGGCGTATCCCCCTTACATGGCCTCAAGGAGACAACCATGCACACCCCAGTTACACAAGATAAGTTCGAAGAGCTAGTAGCGTCAACCACGAAGTACCTTCAGTTGCTGATGGACAAGACAACAGACCTAGAGAAGCGTCTGGCGTCCCTTGAAAGCAGGAAGAGGACAGTGAAGAATGACTGATCCCTACTTCGAGAATGCCCGTGCGATGTTCCTGACAAACGGATGGAAGACTTTCCAAGAGGAACTCGACGAAGCGATTAACTCCTGCACTCTAGACTCCTGCAACACCACCGAGGAGTTCTGGCAGATGCGGGGCAGACTACTTACACTGCGTCAACTAGCGGGCTACGAGAACGCCCTGCTGGCCGCGGAAGCTCAACAGGAGGACGACGATGCGTAAGATCATTGACGTCCGATGCCGCGACTGCGGCGAAGTACATGAGGAGTTTGGTAACCTCGACGATACCTTCCGGTGCGGATCGTGCGGAGGGGAAGCCAAGCGAATCATAAGTCCAGTGAGATGCACGCTTGAAGGCGTAACAGGGGACTTCCCCGGTGCCGCCATCAAGTGGGAGCGAGACCACGGGGCTAAGTAGGACGACAACCGCTAAGCCAAGCGACCGTCCTTAACATTCACATTCCTCCCTTGTGGGATAAAGGAGTTCATTATGGCTAAGATTGTAGACGCTGAAGAGTACGTAACCCGAGAGGCAACCGTCGTGACAGACGAGCCCGAGGCGATTGAGGAGTATGCTAACCTGTCAGAGGAAGCTGAGGCTGAAGCCGACGCCCCTGCCGAGGAAGCATCCGAAGTAGCCGAAGAGCCCGAAGTCGCAGACGATCTCCCAGAGAAGTACCTAGGCAAATCGACCGCTGAGATTGCACGGATGCACCAAGAGCTTGAGAAGCGCTTGGGACAGCAATCACAGGAAGTAGGAGACTTGCGACGTCACTTCGACGAGTACGTGCAGTCCTCCATCAGTTCCCAGCAGTCATCTGCACCGGAAGCTCCAGCAGAGGACGTTGACTTCTTTGCTGATCCGGCCGCCGCTGTAGCTAAGGCTATCGAGAACCACCCGTCACTGCAACAGGCGCAAGCCGTAGCGGCAGAGATGGCGAAGTCTCAGGCACTAGCTAAGCTGAAGACCGCACACCCCGACATGAACGAAGTTCTGCAGGACGAGAAGTTCAAGGAGTGGGTAGGCGCTTCGGAAGTACGCACCCAGATGTATCAGGATGCGGACCAGCGATACGACTTTGCTAAGGCTAACGAGTTGCTCAATCTGTACAAGGAGAGAGCTAACGTAGTCCAGCAGACCGCGGTTGTGGAGAAGCAATCACGCAAGAACGAAGTCAAGAAGGCCTCTACTGGCACGGCACGGTCGAACCCCGAAGGCGCTAGCCCGAAGAAAGTATACCGACGTCGTGACATAATCGAACTCATGAACTCTGATCCAAAGCGTTACGAGGCACTCATGCCTGAGATCATGAAGGCCTACGCTGAGGGAAGAGTTAAGTAATTAACCCTATCCTAGAAGGAATATTATCATGGCACTTGGTTCTAACCACGTCACCAACACCACGGCGGCTACGTTCATCCCAGAGATCTGGAGTGACGAGATCATCGCCTCTTACGAGAAGTCTCTCGTTGTCAAGCCTCTTGTCCGCGCTATGTCTATGGTTGGCAAGAAGGGCGACACTATCCACATCCCTAAGCCGGATCGTGGCGACGCGTCTGCTAAGACGGCTGAGACTCAGGTAACTTTGATCGCCGGTACTACCGACGAGTTGGTTGTTACTATCGACCAGCACTTCGAGTACTCACGTCTGATCGAAGACATCACCGACGTACAGGCTCTGAACAGCCTCCGTCGTTTCTACACCGAAGACGCTGGCTACGCGCTGGCAACTAAGGTTGACTCTGCTATCATCGCTGAGTCTGCTGGCTTCACTGCTCAGAAGAGCTTTGTTGCTGGTGGCCTTGAGGACGAGGCTGGCGCTACCACTACTGCGTTCAACGACGCAGGCTTCCGTGAGGCTATCCAGATCCTCGACGACAACAACGTCCCCGGCGACAGCCGTGTGTTCGTTATCCCGCCTGCAGTTAAGCGTGAGATGCTGGGTGTTTCTCAGTACATCTCTAGCGACTTCGTAACTGGTCAGCCCGTTGTTAACGGCAAGATCGGTTCGTTGTACGGCGTTGACATCTACGTATCTACTAACCTTGAGACCGCCGGCGGCGAGACCAAGTGTCTGTTGATGCACAAGGATGCTATCGTCTTCGCTGAGCAGTTGGGTGTTCGCACTCAGACTCAGTACAAGCAAGAGTTCCTTGCTGACCTGATGACTGCTGACACGCTGTACGGCACCGAGACTTACCGTCCGGAAGCTGGTGTTGTAGTAAGCGCGCTTGTCTAATATCTAGACACATAGGGGAAAGGCTACGGCCGAGTACCCTACTCACCCTTCGGGGAAGAGACTCATAGGAGACACTAATGGCTATCAACTACACCCCGCTTACGGACTTCCTGACTAAGGACACTCTCCCCAAGGAAGACCCGGATAAGGTTATCCTCGGCGCGGACTTCGACGCTGAGTTTAATGCTATCTCCACCGCCTTCTCAGGTGCGGCCCCTACTAACAACCCCGTCTTCACGGGTACGGCCACCTTCGACGGCGTCACTGTAAACACTGTAACTATTGGCTCGGCTACCCTAGGTAGTCTAGACATCAGCGGTAACGCCACGGTAGGCGGGACTCTGTCCGTAAACGGTACGGTTACATCTGGAGGCTCTGAGCTGACTACCTTAGATGACGTCACTAGCCTCATTGCTACCGCTGAGCTGGGCAGTATTGCGCGGCTAGAGGACCTGTCTGACGTATCTGTAGACTCTGTTGTAGATGGACAGTCTATTATATGGAACGACGCTAACGAAGAGTGGCAAGCCTCTACGCCTGCCCTTAGCACGCTGTCGGATGTAGATGTAACAGGCATTGAGGACGGTAGCTTTCTAGGCTACGACGCAGGGAACAGCGAGTGGGTTCCCACGGCAATCCCCGCGTCTACGTCCATCACAGCCGTAGCGTCAGGCGCTCTAACTAAGGACACGGGCGTTGTTCTAAACGAAGACAGCACTGCTAGTCAGGTATCACAAGATGTGAGAGCCAGCGTAACCGGTGATGCAGTGGCCTATGGACCCGTTGGGGCATCAGGTATTCCACACCAAGCATGCGTCTACGACCCCGGCGCACAGCGACTGCTCGTAGCGTATAACGACGAAAGCGCTAGTGGACATGGGAAGCTTACACTCGGAACGGAAGCCAATGTGAACAATGCTCCCGGCTTTACGTTCGGCGGGGTGGTCACGTTTAACTCTAATGGCTACACTTCTGAGATCCGTGCAGTATACGACGCGAGTTCCGGTAAGTGTGTCATCGTGTACAGAGATAATACCATCGGCGATCTAAAGGCTGTCGTTGTCACAATCACCGGAGACACTATCTCTTTAGGCACTCCGGTAACATTCGCCGCCGAGGGGAGTGAGATAGCGGCATGCGCTGATTCCACCAATGGGGGGATTGCCGTTGCGTGGAAACAGAACTTCCCAACCGGCTCGGGCTTTGTTAAGTTCGGACAGGTTAGCGGCACAAGCATCACCTTCGGCGTGGCTACTGCGTTTACTACTGGAGCAACTGAAGCACTGTCAGTAGGGCATGATCCGTCTACGAACTCTATACTAGTGGTGCGCAGACAAGACAATAACAGCTTGTACGTTAGCGCCAGCGCCGCCAGACTAGTCGGCACAGCTTACGAGTTTGGTCAGATGGCGACGCTTGCATCAAACATAACGCAGAGCAGTTCTATAGTGTATGATCCCATTCAGTCGCTCTTCTATGTGGCTTACCAGAATAACAACGACCACCCGACGATCCGTATCGTCAGGGTAAACGATTCGGGAGTAAACCGAGAGGTCTCCGTAGACTGGAGTGAGGTCGTGTCGGCCAATGCTATGGTTGACTACGAGCTAGCTTGGGATGAAGAGGCTCAGAACGCTGTTCTTAATATGAGAACGGAGGGCAACTTCCAGATATACGCAAGCAACTTTAGGAAGAACCCCCTCTCTAACAATCTAACCGACGTCGCGAACCGTCAGGTCTACGGTAACGGAGAGAACGCTAGTATCTGTTCTTGGGAGGCCGACGGCGGGGTGGTGTTTATATACTCCGACCGCGTAACTGACGGCGGGAAGTGTGCGGTTGTGCAGGTATCGTACTCTCGGTACAACCTATCGGAACGCTTTGTAGGGTTCGCTGACGCCGACTACACCGACGGGCAGACGGCGACTATCCAGACTATGGGGTCTCTTGTAGAGCTTCCAAGTTCTTTGCTTGATGATCCGCTTGATCCGGGCCGAACATGTAACATTAAGCGGACCGGCAAGGTCGGAAACGGCGCGCCCAACTCTGCCGAAGAATTAGCGGGGCAGGCAGTTACCCCCTCCTCCATTATAGTCAAAGGGACAGCATAATGAAGACTATTGTAGAAACAGCGACGGGTCTGTCCAAGTACCTACTGGAAGACGACGCCGTGGTTACGATGTTTCCTAACCGCGTAGAAGTAGACTCCAGCATACCTAATGTTATCTTTGATCTATCGGAAGACACGGCTACGCTCTACGAGGGCGTCACTGACGTACCATCCGACTGGGCAGGTAACGTCTATATCTATGACGGCACAACGTGGGCCACGGTAGAGGCCGTAGAAGCCACTCAGAGACGCGCCATCATGGCCTGTACCCCACGTCAGGCTCGCTTGGCATTGTCCTCAGCGGGCTTGTACGAGGCTGTACAGACGTCTGTAGCCGCAGTGGGCGATCAGGCACGGATTGAGTGGGAGTATGCCAATACAGTTGAGCGTACGAGTCCAGTTATAGCAGAGCTTCAAGAAGGATTAGGCCTAACGGACGAAGACCTCGACAACTTGTTCGCTCTGGCGGTAACTCTGTGAGGACTTGGGACGCAGAGGCTGGGGGCTGGCGAGTACAGATCCCCGGCACTAACAGAACCTACCTCTCCAACTCGGACGAGGGCAGGGCCTTGGAGAGCGCGTTCGAGCAACAGGCGCAGGCAAGGCGGGACGCTCACTTCGCTAACGTGGGCAACTGGCAACAGTACGAAGGCGAGACACTGGAGGACTTCACTAGTGCTCTTAACCAAGACCCCTTCTTCGCCGCCCGTCTGCCCCACTACGCCCGCGATGTAATGAACGGCGATACGTATGGCTACAACATGGAGTTCCAGCTATCGAACGCCAACACAGCCAAAGGGCATGAGCTGACCAATCGCTACATTGCTCTGCTGAACCAAGGCTACACTGATCAGGAGATCATGGGCGCAGGCTACGGCAACGACGGCTCTTCGTACGCGAACGTTGATAACACGCCAGCGGTTGACATGTCGAACTACACGCCTCTAGATGTAGGAACAGGGTTCTTAGGAGGCTACAACGCCGAGCGGTTCGGTGCAGATCCTAGCAAGCCCTACGTCCCAGACAGGGATAAGAGCAACAGGACCAGCATTGCGTCGCTGTTCGAGGAGATGAAAGACTATGAGTAATCCCCTCAGTAATCCCCTGCTGGAAAGCGGCCTAAGCCAGTTCGACGGCTCCGTTGATCTGGACGCGTTGCAGGGGTTTCACGACCCCGGCTTCAACGACCAGAACGGCGACGGTGTGCCGGACCACTACAACCAAGAGTTGGCTCCTTTGCACACTAATCACCGTGGCTACATCGGCGAGGATGGTGCAATCTACCGTAAGGAATTGAGCGTTAGTCCGGACGGCGAGGTAACCCGAGAGTACACGGACGAGCGCCTGTACTTCTGGACCCCGCCGCAGGAGCTGGGCGACGCGCCTAACGACCCGTCCGCACAAGAGCAGGCGATGGCCGGACCTAAGGGATTCGGGGCCGCTGGCCTGTACACTGAGGCAGAGATCAAAGAGGCGTGGGCCGCTGACGAGGGCATGGGCTACCTCAAGGAGCATACCGATTGGGACTCGTACTGGAACTTCGTTCAGAAGACTACGGACCTGTTCACTGATCCTACGTACAACGACATGACCGACGGCAACATGACCGTGGGCAACTTCCAAGACAGCCCCGAGTACATGGCATTGCTGGAAGAGTCCGGCATACCTACGCAGTACATCAACGACGACGGTGACGTGTTCAACTTCAACGGGACCACGTACGTCAAGGACTACAAGACCGACGACAGCATCGGCGTAGACGTCATCAACAGCGCATTCCTAGGTATCATAGGCTCTGTCGTTGCTGGCCCGTTAGTAGCCGGCGCTTTAGCAGGCACGGGAATGAGCGCGGCGGCGGCTAAGGCCGCGTCATCTGCCATCATGAGCTTGGCACAGGATGCTATGACCACTGGTGATCTTAGCTTTGGCGATGCCTTGATGTCGGCCGGTATGTCCTACTTGGGCGAGAGCTTTACAGGGTCGTTTGAGGATTCCCTCGTAGACGCTGTAGACAAGAGCGAGCAGATACGTAACGGACTCCTTGAGAAGTTCGCTGAAGCTGGCGTCGATCCTAATAGCGCGGCAGGTGCGGAGTTGTTCGAGAAGCTAATGAACCAGTACGAGACTCTGGATACTGCTCAGCAAGTAGGCGGTACTGTGTCGGACATCGTGAGCTCCGTGTGGGACGCGTACAACGAGAATGATGACTACAACGTAGACTACGGCGGCGCTGATCCTGACAATACGGACATCATCAACAACGGCACACAGAACGAGGATGATGAGTTCGAGGAGGACTTCGGCGTAGACACTG